TGTATCTGGTCATCGCTCCTCCTTTACACGAACAGTGGCTGGTCATCTGGGTCCGTCTCGTCCCAGTTCCATAGCCTCTGCGCGCCTTTTGCTCTTATTGGCTTTGGCAGGAGCTTTATGTTCGTCAGCTCCCATGCGTACCTTCCGGGCGTCCAGTCTCCGAACAGGAGTTCCTTTTCTGTTGGCACTATGTATCGTCCGAAGTCCGGATGCTTCCTTGGGACGTCCAGTTCGGCTCCGACCTCGATGTGCTTTGCGATGTCTACGTTCGTGCCGGGGTGGTATACGATGCGCCAGCAGTTCACCAGCTCTGCTGTGGCGATTATTCTCCCGGTGGGGAGGAGGCTGAATGCTTGTCCGGCTTTTTCCAGCTCCTCGTTTAGGACTGTCTCGAACGGCTCCACCAGTATCGGCATCTTGCACGGGTCTTTCTTGGCTGCGTGTATGGCTATGGGGCCTCTGTATTTCGTCTCCCAGCTGCGGGTTTCGTATTGCTTCGCTCCTATGGCGATCAGGCTTGCCCAGGGCTGCCAGATTGTTATTGCCTTCATTTCTCCGCCTCCTTATTGGTCTACGGCTATGGCGTACCTCTTGATTTGGACGTCTTCGCCGTATCTGTTCTTTACCTTCTCAAACTTGCCCTCTATCGGTAGTCCGCTTTGCTTCAGCTCCATAATTCTGGCGGAAAGCCTCAAAACTCCGAGGTCTCTGATTGCATCGAGCTGGGTGATGCTGCCGAAGTCTTCCATGTATCTCTTTACTCTTTCACTCTGAGTTGGTTTTGTGTTCGCGTTCATGTTATCCCTCCTTACAATCCGCGCAAAAGTCGCACCATTCTCCGTCTATCTTCTGGCTTTTCCATCCAGCCTTCTTCTTGGCGTCTACGGCGTCGTAGAAGTCGTATTCCTCCTTCAGCTCGGCTCCGCAAACGTCGCAGGTCGGAGTGTATTTATCCTTGCTTTGTGCTATGCTCATGTTTGTCTGCCTCCTTTGCTTTTGCTTCGTCCATCTTCTGAAGCTCGCACTTGTTTCCGGTCGGTCTGTCGCACCATCCGTCGGTTCCCCACATGCAGTCCATGGTGTGCTCGCAATCTCCGCCGCGTTCCGGATATTTATTCATCGTTCCTCCTCCTTGATGGTTATTTCCTCGGGGCTTATCCCGTGCTCGTAAGCGAGCAGCTCTTTTGTGGCCTTGAGCTCTCCTTCAAATGTGCCGGTGACTGTGTATGCTGCGAGCTCCTTGCCGGCGCCGTCGTAGAACGCTATCCATCTGCTCATATCCACACCTCCACTATGCACGGGTCGTCTTGGGCGTCCCGGTTCATTCTCACCATGGTGCTCGGTATCTTTGCCCTTAGTTCCTCCAGGGTGTCTGCCGTAGCCATGATGTTCGTCGGTATGTCGCAATCCCAGAGCCTGGCTATGAATTTGTCCGGGTAGTCCTTCGGGTGGTCGTAAATGCAAATCAGGGGGATGCGCGTCTGCTTCATTGCTTTCCCGATGTCAAACTTATTTACTTCGTGGTCTTTTGTCGTGTCTATGCTCATGTGCGTTCTCCTTTCATGCGTTCAATTATTGCGAGGTAGGGGAGGCCGCTGGTGCCTCCGGTCTTGATCTCCCAGTCCGGGTGGAGCTGCGCTGCGTTGGCGCTGGCCATTCCCGGGGTGTCCCAGAACCAGCCGTATGCCTTTACCGGGACGCTGGTTCCGCGTCCTCCTCTCATCCACTCCTCGCGGGCTTCCTTCCAAAACTGCCAGGGTACTGCGAAGAAGCGCTGGAGCTTGAAGCTCACCAGGACGATTCCGATTGCCTCCGGGTGCTTGCAGAAATCGTCCATGTAGTCCGCCTGGTGCGGCTCTACCCGGGAGAATTGGATTCGGTCGCTCTCGGTGTGCTTTGCCTCGATCGCTACCGGCGTGCCTTTGTATCTCCCCAGGTAGTCTACGCAGCTCTTGCGCTCTACCTTGGCGTTTACCACTCTGCCGGTTCCATCCCTTAAGGGTATAAATTCGGTCGGTACCTTGTGAACGCATGCGGTTCCGTCCGCCTGGTATCTTGTGTGTACGAATTCGAGGAATTCTTCGAACGGCTGTCCTCGATTGGCGTGGCTCCTCATTGTGCTTCTCCTCTGAACATGCCCGCCTTCTTTGCGGCGTCCAGCTCTCTGTTGAGCTGCAGGATCGTTCCGTTCCCGATCCGGTTCCCGGTTCCTATCCTCCCGGTCAAATATTCGATGAAGTCTTTCACGAAGACCGCGCCGTCTACGGCCTTTTCTTTCGTCTTCTCTGTTTGTGCTTCTGTGAGCTTTGCTCCTTCCTCCATGCCTCTCCCATATGTCCTATCCACGAATTCGCAAAGCTGCGCGTCTGTCATTTTCCTTAACTTGACTGCTCTCTCGTGCATTTTCTTCTCCTCATCAGTCATTCTGCAGTTCCGCTTCTTGGCCATGATGATCTCCTTTCTTCTTTTTACTGAGCGCGTGCCCGGTTGTTGTGATCTTGGCTATCAGTATTCCGGTCTTCGTAAACTCCGGGTTTTCGCTCCTGAGTTTCATGCGTGTTAGCTGTAGCGACTCCGCCATCGTTATAAGTGCGATGTTGTCTATGTCGACGTTGGTCCTGTCTCCGTCAAGAAATGTTAATACGTGGCCGTCGGGCACCTCTCCGTTCTTCTCCTCCCAGACGAGGATGTGCTTTTGCCTCCACTTGTTCGGCTCTGCTACCTTTTTCCACAGGTATCCGTCGCCCTTAATTACTTCTGTTCCTACTGGCATTTTGTTGTGCGAAGCCTGGCCTTTTTTAAACCATCCTTTTTCGCTGCCCGGTGCTACGTACCCGGTCCTGCCTTTGTTCGGGGGAATGTTTCCCTTCTGGAAGCGCCCGGTTAGGCCGCTGCTTATGTTGTTATTGCCGTAGAATGATTTCATCTGCTCCTTTGTGTACTCCGTCCCGAATGCTTCGTTTAGTAGCTCCGCCATATCTTTGGGTCCCGTTCCTTTATGGTTTTTATGTATGAAGTCTCGCACCTGCTTGGGGTATAGCTTTGTTGGTCCTCCGGCGGGCATTCCGACCGGCGTTCCGCTCTTTAGCTTGTGGTTCGATTTGTAAGACTTCATTTTTCCTTCGGTGAATATGGGTCCGAATTTTTCGTTAACGAGCGCCGTCAGCTCCGCGGTAGTTCTCCCTTTGACGTGCTTTGCTATGAATTCGTGGACCTCTTTCGGGTATCGTCTCATGCCTTCGCCTCCAACATCGGCGGCAGCTTTTCTTTCGGGGTTTCTATCCCGTACTCGTTAAGGTGCTTCATCGTTTTAAGTGCCAGCTCTCCGTTCTGGATGATCGTCGCGGCTACCGATGTTACCGCCTGGCTTCTTGTTATCTCCTTCTTGAGCTGCTCCTCCGTCATGTCGTCGTCTATGAGTCGTTCCAGCGTCTCAAAAAGGTAATTGTTTAAGTCTGTGAGTGTGTTCTTCATGCTTCCGCCTCCTTTCGTGCTACCTCCCTCTCCAGCTCTCCCAGAACATCTCCAGGCATTCACTCATCTCTTTTAGCCGGTCTATTGTCTTCTCGGCGTTGTGACTGTCTCCGCCTGGGGTCATTCTCTTGATCAGTTCCTTGGTGCCGTAGTTGGTCGTTACGATCGTGGGCATGTATGCCTCGTATCTTGCGTTTATGATTGCGTATATCCTGGTGATTCCCCATTCGGTCGGCTGCTCGCTGCCGATGTCGTCAATGATGAGCAGGGGGATGTCTTCGTAAATTTTCATTATCTCGGCTTCGCTGACCGTGTCTGTGCTGTCGTAGCTCTGCTTGATCCGCGCCAGCAGGTCAATCATGGTCATTGCTATCACCGGCACTCCTGTGTTTATAAGCTGGTTCGCGATCGCCGTCGATAGGTGGGTCTTGCCTGTGCCGTAGCTACCTATCATCAGCAGCCCGTTCCTCTCGATTGTCGGGGGCATTACCACGCCTCTCTCGTCCTTATGTGGTAGCCGGTCGTGAAATGTGTCGGCGTATCTCTTGGCCACGTTGTATGCCTTCCGGTTCTCGTTGTTAACTATGAATTTTTCAAAGGTCCGGTTGCGAAACCTGCCGCGTATTCCGCTTTCTTTGAAAAGCCTATTTACCTTGGCCTGCATCCTTGCGTCCGCTTCTCGGCGCTCCTGGGCGATTCGTTCCGCCTCCTTCCTGGCGTCTTCCTTCGCCCAGTAGTCTTTTGCCTTCTTGCAGCTGCAGCGGTCCGGGTCTATCATCCAGATCATGACTTCGCCTTTGTTCCGAAAGTTTAGAATGCCTTTGTAGTAAAGTGCGGCTCCGCAGAATTCGCATGTTGCCGGGTCCGGAGCTTCGGCTCCTCCGTATTTCGCAGCGTCCCGGGAGCTGACTTCGAATTCGTTCTTCTTTTCTGCTTCAGCTGCCGTCTGGGTCGTCCGGTTCTCCTGCGAGTTTGAAGCCGGGCGCTGCTGCGCCAGCTCTCCACGACTTAGTGCCGGTGGGTTCTTGATTATTTGGTTGATTACTGCTCCGATATTCTCCACTCGTGCTCACCTCCTTGATCTCGTCGTCCCAGCGGCCTTGGTTTATCCATGTTGATGGGTTTGGTATGTACCTGCCGTTCTCTCGTTGCCACTGGTCCGTTGTTCTTGCTCTGCCTACGGCGGCCATGATTTTGTCGAATAAGTCCGTGTTTACCTTAGCGTTCTTCCATGCTTTTTGCGCCGCCTTCTTGCCGACCTTCTTCGGGTAAGCAGCCCAGAAAAGGTCAAATCGTTTCTGGCTGGTCGTTTCTGCCTCCTTCGGCTCGTCCTCCGGCTCCTCCGTGGCGCATGCTTGCGCTTGACCGGGTGGAAGGTTACCAGTAGAAGGTGATAGGTTACCAGTAATAGGCGGGGCTTGCCCGGTGCTTGTCTGGTGCTTATCCGATACTTGCCCGGTGCTTGTATCAGGCTCGCCGTCTTCTTCCTCGTAGTCCTCTCCGTAAACTCTGTATGTCGGCTCCTCCGGTGGCGGCGGTATTTCACTCGCTTTTTCCTTGACGTGCGGG